CATTCTCTAGGCTATAAGAATGCGGTCTATATTTCAGGTGGCTATAAATCTATTAACGTCGTGACTTTATTTTAACGAAACTAAAGTTTCGTTAAAATAAATGTCCTACGACTAATTTGGTGATGATCTTAAATTTAACGAAGCTCTTTGAGCTTCGTTAAATTTAAGTCTCACCGGTACCGGTGAGACTTAAAATAAAGTCACGGCGTTATGTAAAATTGCGACGCTAGGTCTAAGGCATTTTTAATAAACAAAGAAGATGGCATCAAAGCCCAAAGGCGCAATTCTAGTCTGTGGAGAACCCGGTACAGGAAAAACAGAATGGATACGAAACCAGTCAAAACTTCAGAAGGCCAAACTTTTTCGCTGGAATACACGTATTGATCGCTCATTGCGAGAAGGCCGCGAGGTCCTACATCAACAGGTTCGTGCTAGAGAACCAATGTTCATATGGCTTGAAGGCGCTGATGATCTAACACAAGAGGCTCAAGCATTTCTTCGCAGAATTCTGGAGACAGCATCGCCTAATATTACATGTATACTCGAAGTGCGAGAACCCTGGAAACTGTCTCCGCCTATTTTGAGCCGCTGTACAATTGTAAATATGTCTTCAAAAACATCTTATCGAAAGGCGAAAAATCTGGAAGAAGCGAAACGTCTTGGATTTATAAAACCATCAAGACTACCTGATATTCCAGTGTGGAGTGACATTCCTCGTTTTCGCCAAGAAGGCGTTGACCCATTTGATCTTTTTGAAAAGTGTTTTGCTACATATGGCTGGGATGATGTAGTTCTACAACGATGTATGGCTGCGATTGGAAGTGGCGCATCTCCATGGGCTCAGCTTGCTTTCTTTTTACATACCCGGTCTATCGCGTGAAAATAAGTATCAAATGAACACACCTTTAAAAAGATATGGATTCTACTGGAGAGAATATTGGCGTCTATTCTGAAGCAAAGGGTGAGTATACACGCCAACCTTGTCAATTTATTGTACCTGCGTTAATGACTTATTTCTTAGAAATCATTGAAGATGTAAAGCAGAAAGATACGGATTCTAGAAAACTTCTTTGGAATTTTCAAAACTATCTTAAAGATATCCCCGAGTGGAACGTAGATAAAGTAAAGCGTGAGACTGGACGTATCCAATCATTTGTTAAATGCGATTATCTGGAAGAGCTTCTCACGGCTGTTTTTATAGCGCATACCAAAGTTTTATCAGCTATACGTCTTACAACAAAACAGAAGAAACTACAGATTTCTATTCCTAAGCTCGAACATTTTCTTCATCGCACACTCTCTGATTGTGCTCGCCTAGTATGGTCAAATGTGTATCTTTTTACACCTACGGGAGCTGCTGTTGAAAGACAGAAGAATTTAAATACAGTTGAAGGACTTCTTAATGAGGGTATTTTACAGTCTATAAGGACAATGTTACCTGTAAAGAGTATTCTACGGGAATATCTTCATGAAGATGGTGATGATCTTGATGATGAAGCAAAGCCATCTGAGAATATTGAAGAAGAGAGCAAGCCTGTTGTCACTGAAGAAGTCAAGCCTGTTGTCACTGAAGAAGAGAGTAAGCCTCTAGAAGCTAAGGTTGAAGAAGTCAAGCCTGTTGAAGAAGAGAGCAAGCCTGTTGTCACTGAAGAAGTCAAGCCTGTTGTCACTGAAGAAGAGAGCAAGCCTGTTGTCACTGAAGAAGTCAAGGCTCTTGTGGCTGAGGAAGTTGCGCCTCCGGCACAGACAATTGTGATCGATACTGAACCTAGTGTAAGATTTACAAATATTGATACTGTCTTTCAGCCTACGGGTGAATCAGATGATGTAGCATCAATTGAAGAGGTGAATATGGATGATACACTTCAGTTTATGGATACAGCACCAACTTCTTTGGATGGAGCATTAGATTATGAAGAGATCTAACGCCTAATGTCTATTTTGGTTATAAATAAAGAACTTCTTTGATATTCTTTATTTATAAACAGCGGGAAAGAAGCCCACGTTTTTTTCCTTGAGAGCCTCAGAACATGTCATCCACTACACTCGCTGCTGGAATTGCTCTAGGTGGAGTTATTATTTCGGGTATGGGTGCTGCGACTACATATACTATGGAGAAGAAACAACCTACAATAAAATCAATAATGCGTGATTTTATTATTGGGTGTGTTCTTGTTCTTATGCTTGTACAACTTCTACCCGATTCAGTTCAGACTGTCATGGGATTTCTTCCCTCGGCTTCAGCTGTCCTAAGTGGCGCAGCAGCAATAGCAGCAACTGCTACAGGAACAAGTGATCAAACTAATGAGATGGAAATACATGTAGGTGTTCCAGGGTTTTAATAACGTCGGTTAATAAATCGGATATGCTTTTTCAGGCTTCTCTAATGTTTTGAATTGTGAGAATGGCATCTTATGTATTTGATCAGATGGCACAGCATTGTGTATTTTTGCTGCTATATGCGAATAGAGATCAAAATCAGGAAATCTCTCAGATCCATCAGGATCCATAAGAATATTTTTATCATCATCATCAATCATCCAAGACCAAATACAATTATAAAGTGGTGAGACTGTTTCACGAACAACCAGTCCCTCTTCTTCGCTTAATATTATCCTACTTTCAGTATCAGCGGGTTTACACGGAAATATAGCCTCGAATAAACTGACTGCTAAACGTGATAGATCAAATGAGGGATTAGGAGGTACTATAGTACGAGGATTGGGTACGAGTGGTTTGAAACTATATTGTCCATACGCATCATTTCCCTTTCTAAAATCATCACTTATGATTATATTATTATTAATAGTAAAAATACTCCGCCCAAAATCAATTAGACGGAAGATTTTTCCATAGGTCGGTACTTTCCAGAGAGTACCCGCAGTATCTTTATAAAATATAAATTTTTCAGTTGTTGAAGTCCAGACAATATTATTTGTGTGAAGATCATTATGTGTCATGCCTAGTATTTTCTGCATAACAGAAAGTGCCGCAATAACTTGAAAAAGCCACGCAGACCACATTAATTCCCATTCGTCTGAGCCAGGTTTACACGTATGCTTATCTGAACTGAGAAGTGAGTCCATTGTGCCTTCATTTAACTCTGTGAATATTAACATTACAGGGAAATTTGGAATATCAGAATAGACTACATATTGTTCATCGATTTCATCGTCACTATCTTCATCCGACTCAGCAAAACTCTTGCTTTCAAAAGATGTTGAATGTAAACTATCATCATCCTCAATGTTTATATTATCATTATCATTCTCATCCTCATCATCAATGTTTGTATTATCATCATCATCATCGTCATTATCTGAATTTTCAGGCCTGGTTAGAATATCTTTTAAAATCTTTTCAGGAACTGGTGAATTAGGACTTTCACTGTTTACAACTGATAGATTATAAAGCCCGCGACCAGATCCGTTCCAGAACCAACGTGTATTGCGAAAACTTGAATATTCGTCATTAATATTAAATCTATACATATCAGCGCGTGCGCAGAAAGATCCATAAAAGTTATTAAAATGAGGAGATACGCCCGCTAATCTTAGTTTTCCAAGAGAATATGCTGCGAGGGCCTCGACATAGGCTTGGTTCCAAGGATCCTGTATTTTATGCCAGGCTGCTGTCCATGTTTTTGAATGCCATGGTAATCCTGCTTCTTTGGGTAGACTGTAGCGTCCTTGCATCCATCGAATAGGATCAAGTAAATGTGTAACTTTCAGGTACGCATTTATTTTACGATCAACCTTATTTTCATTTATAGTCAGAGAACACGGTCCATAACCACCTGAACAATCTATTGACGTAATTCTCCATGGAGTATCTAAACAAAACTTTGATGATTGATACTTATTAATACGAAAGACCTTCGCAAGAGTAGGAAAAAAAGTTTGAAGATTACGATATCCTTTTACATGATGTAATTCATCAGATATTTCTTCTAAGAGGAATTTTGGAATAGGAAGTGTCATCCCCCGGAGTTTATTTTCTACTGGCTCCATCTTTTCATCATCGAGAATCAATGCTTCGTGTAAAAGCGCATATTTTTTCACATTGTCTAAGAAGCAAATAATATGGCCGCATCTTCAGCGATGGATGTTAGTTTACGAAAATTCGAAATGCGCAGAATTCCTCAAGATGCCGTATGTGTTTTTATTGGCCGCCGCCGCACTGGAAAATCAACACTTGTGAAGGATCTTTTATTCAATCATCAGGATATGCCTCTTGCGACTGTAATTAGTGGAACAGAAGAGTCTAATTCATTCTATTCAAAAATGATCCCGCCACTCTTTATTCACGGTGAGTATAGTCCTCTTGTATTAGCCAATTTCGTTAAACGTCAAAAGATGATTATGGGAAAAATTGTCGCAGATGAAGCATCTGGACAAAAGTCTCGTATTGATCCTCGAGCCCTATTAATTCTTGATGACTGTATGTACGATGATAATTGGACACATGATAAGAATATTCGTTATATTTTTATGAATGGTCGTCACTTTAAGGTATTTTTCTTAATTACTATGCAATATCCTCTTGGAATTCAACCTGCTCTACGAACAAATGTGGACTATGTCTTTATTTTGA